AAACTATGGCTGAGTCCGTTTTAAAAAGTTACTTCCCAAGCCAAACAGCTAGCGACGACGAAAAACTATCACAAGATTATGGTTTGAAAGTGGCTAGAGCTATAGAAAATGAATGGTTTAAGAAAGATAGAGGGGTTAATAGATTTTTTGTAAATCAAAACCAATATCATAAATTAAGATTATATGCAAGAGGAGAGCAATCTATTCAAAAATATAAAGATGAATTATCAATTAACGGTGATTTATCATATTTAAATTTAGATTGGAAGCCAGTTCCTATTATACCTAAGTTTGTAGACATAGTTGTAAATGGTATTGCAGAAAGAACATACGATATAAAAGCATTTTCACAAGATCCTTTTGGCGTAAGTAAAAGAACACAGTATATGGAAGATATACTTGCGGATATGCGTACAAAAGAATTTACACAACAAATAAAAGATGAGTTTGGTTTTGATTTTGGAAGTATGCCTCAAGAAAAGCTACCGGATAATGAAGAAGAATTACAATTGCATATGCAGCTTAATTATAAGCAAGCAATTGAAATAGCTGAAGAGCAAGCAATATCTACTGTATTTGAACAAAACAAATATGAATTAACTAAGAAAAGATTATTTTATGATCTTACAGTATTAGGTATTGGTTGTGTTAAAAACACATTTACGCAGTCTGAAGGTATTAAAATTGAATACGTAGATCCTGCAAATATAGTGCATTCGTATTCTGAATCGCCGTATTATGATGATATATATTATATAGGTGAAATAAAAAATATAAATGTTAATGATCTTAAAATGCAATTTCCAAATCTTACGGATGAGGATTTAAAAAAGATTACACAACAAGGAAGTCAAGATTATAATACTTATAATAAATACAATACGCAAGTAAACAATAAAGATAATAACTCAGTTCAAATTATGTATTTTAATTATAAAACATACATGAACGAAGTTTATAAAGTAAAAGAAACGGCAACAGGTGCAGAAAAAATTATTAAAAAATCTGATGCATTTATGGCAACACCTATTGATGGTGAATTAAGATTTGAGCGTATTGCTAAAAATATCGAGGTATTATATGAAGGTGTATTTGTACCAGGCTCAAATATATTATTAGAATGGAAACTTGCTGATAATATGTTAAGAGAAAAAAGTGATGTTAATAAAGTTAAATTAAATTATTCATTAGTATCGCCAAGAGTATATAACGGTAGGGTTGAATCTTTAGTTAGTAGAATTACAGGTTTTGCTGATATGATTCAATTAACGCATTTAAAAATACAACAAGTACTTTCAAGAATGGTACCAGATGGTGTATATTTAGATGCAGATGGTTTAGCTGAAATTGATTTAGGTAACGGAACAAATTATAATCCGCAAGAAGCATTGAATATGTTTTTCCAAACAGGTTCTGTTATTGGTAGGTCATTTACATCAGATGGAGATATGAATCCAGGTAAAGTACCTATTCAAGAAATAAGTAATAATGCTGGAACAAATAAGTTAGCATCGTTAATTAGTACATATAACTATTATATGCAAATGATTAGAGACGCTACTGGATTAAATGAAGCAAGAGACGGAAGCACACCTGATAAAAATGCATTAGTTGGTGTACAAAAACTTGCAGCTGCAAATAGTAATACAGCAACAAGACATATATTACAATCTGGATTATTCTTAACTGCTGAAACTGCAGAAAAAATATCATTAAGAATATCTGATGTATTAGAATATTCGCCAACAAGAAATGCATTTGTACAAAGTATTGGTGCGCATAATATTGGAACATTAGATGAATTAACGGAATTACATCTTTATGATTTTGGTATATTCATTGAATTGTCACCAGATGAAGAAGAAAAACAAATGCTTGAAAACAATATTCAAGTAGCTATTGCACAAAATAATATTGAATTAGAAGATGCTATTGATATTAGAGAAATTAAAAATGTTAAATTAGCTAATCAGCTTTTAAAATTAAGAAGAAAAAAGAAACAGCAAAGAGATCAGCAAATTGCTCAACAAAATATTCAAGCTCAAGCACAAGCAAATGCTCAAGCACAACAAGTTGCAGCGCAAGCCGAAGTACAAAAACAGCAAGCTTTAAATGAAAGTAAAATTCAATTAGAAAATGCTAAAAGCCAAATGGAAATGCAAAGATTGCAAATGGAAAAAGAAATGAAAAAAGAATTAATGGCATTGGAATTTAATTTTAATATGCAACTTACGCAAGCTAAAACTGCTGTTGAAAAATCTAATATTAGTGAAAGAGAAGATAGAAAAGACGAAAGAACAAAAATACAAGCAAGCCAGCAAAGCGAATTAATAGAACAAAGAAAGAATAATACACCGCCAAAAAAATTTGAATCAGCTGGTAACGATATATTAAGCGGTGATTTTGGCTTAGGTGCGTTTGAACCTAAGTAATATATAATGTATAATCATATAATATTTTATCATGTCAGAAAAAGTAGAAGCAAAAATTATAGATGCTGAAGAGCCATCTATACAAGAAAAAGAAGAAATTGTACAAAAGAATGCCGGATTTGATGAAGAATCAGGTGTGTACAAGGTGGATCTTTCAAAACCACCAGTAACTGAAGAACAACCTAAAGAAGAAGTAAATGCCGTTCAAGAGCAAAGCACAGATGAGGTTCCTGTACAAAACGAACCCGAAACTAGCGGAGAAGTGGTCGAAGAAATACAAAACGAAGAACCTACCGGAGAAAGTAATGAAGATGTGCGGGATACACAAGAAGAAGAAGAAGTAATATTAGAAGAAGTAACGGATGAACAAACCAATAATGACGAGGCTGCAGTGGTTGCAGAGCAAGAAGAAAAACAAATTGAACAGGTTGAAAAAACAGAAGTTAAAGAAAAAATAGATTATCCTGAAAACATTCAAGATTTAGTTAGATTTATGAATGAAACAGGTGGAACTTTAGAAGATTACGTAGCTTTAAATAAAGATTACGAAAAATTTGAAAACATGGATCTTTTGCATGAGTATTACACAAAAGCAAAACCACATTTATCAACTGATGAAATTGCGTTTTTAATTGACGATAAATTTTCATTTGATGAGGAAATTGATGATCCAAAGGATATTAAAAGAAAAAAATTAGCTTTTAAAGAGGAAGTTGCTGCTGCAAAACAGCATCTTGAATCACAAAAATCTAATTATTATAAAGAAATTAAAGCTGGATCAAGGTTAACACCTGAACAGCAAAAAGCAATGGACTTTTTCAATAGATACAATGAAGAAAGTGCAGAGCAAGAAAAAATAACACGATCTCAAAGAGAAGTGTTCGACAACAAAACTAAATCTTTTTTCAATAACCAATTCAAAGGTTTTGAATATAATGTTGGAGATAAAAGATATAGATTTAATGTCAAAAATGTGAACGAGGTTAAAAATACTCAAAGCGACATCAATAATTTTGTCAAGAGGTTCTTGAATGAAAAAAATGAAATGGCTGACGCTGCCGGTTATCATAAGTCTTTGTTTACTGCGATGAATGCCGATGCTATCGCAAATCACTTTTATGAGCAAGGTAAAGCAGATGCTATTAAAGAATCTGTTAAATCTGCAAAAAACATCAAAATGGATCCTAGATCCAGTCATCAAGAAATTGAAGTTGGTGGTATGAAAGCGAGGGTAGTTAGCGGAGATAATTTATCGGGTTTAAAATTAAAACTTAAAAATTATTAAAAATTAATTAAAAATGGCAAACAATAATGTAGCGTTTAGTGGCCCAGCGGCTGCTAGCATAATTAGCCCAAGTGCTGTAAAAGCAACACTTGCGTCTAATTACTTAAACTTCCATGGCGTAGGTGGTGCTAACTGGTCACAGCAGTATTTACCTGAGCTATATGAGCAAGAAGTTGAAAGATATGGAAATAGAACTGTATCTTCCTTCTTAAGAATGGTAGGTGCTGAAATGCCTATGGCTTCTGATCAAGTTATTTGGTCTGAGCAAGGTAGATTACACCTAGCGTATAATGGTGTTGTAGACTGTACAGATGGTTCTGTAGGTACAATCACTGGTATTGATTCAGGTACTGCTGAGGCACACGCTGTAAGAAAAGGAGCAACTATTGTAGCTTCTGTTACAGGTAACTCAAGTGCAGCAACTGAAGTTGTAAAATGTTATGTAACAGCTGGTATTGAAGCTTCTACATCTGCGTTAACTATTAAGCCTTACGGTGGAGCTAACTTAGAAGATATAGGATCTTTAACATCTGCAGATACAGCAGCAGTAATTAAATTCTTTGTTTATGGTTCTGAATTTAACAAAGGTACAGCTAGTATGACTGACGCTGTAGAGCCAAGCTTCAAATCTTTCACTAATAAGCCACTTATTATTAAAGATCACTATGAAGTAAATGGTTCTGACACAGCTCAAATCGGTTGGGTAGAAGTATCAGGAGAATCTGGACAAA